TCTTCAAGTGATTCTGTAGAAACTTCCCAATCAAGACGAATCTTCTTTGTAGTAAGTTCTACCTTTGTAAATGTTGCTCCAGCATTAGTGTAGTTTGGGCTACCCTGTGCTGCTGCACGAATAACACGCTCTCCAACGTTAACCTTTTCGATTTCCATTGTGTTTGCTCGCATTGTAACCTTACGGCCATCCTTGGCGAGTACAGTTCCATCCCACACGTAGTCGATGAAGCGACGAGCCTGTTCTGGTGCAAGAATACCACCTGCTACTCCAGTTGGATTTACAGCATTTGGTCCTGATGTGACACCAAAGTTTGCCGTTGCAGTGTTGCCAAGTTGTGATCCTACAGACGCTGCTGCTGAATCTAGACCTGTAGCACCACCTACACCACCTGATACGAGTGAGCCCTGAGAGTTAAGTTCTGCTCCTGCGCCACCTGAACCTGGATAGTTTTTGGCTATATCTTTATCTTGTTCTGACATTATTTCACCTCCTAGTGAATATATTGTTAATTAAATAGGTCGGAATTTTTGAGGAAACGTCCGCCCCATAGGGATTTCTGAACCTTTTCAGGCTCAAACTGCACGATCTCGCCTAGATCGCCAGACTTGCGGAAAGCGGTATCTTGCTCTACGGCATCTACTCTCTTTCCAAACTCATTGAACTCACCCTTGACATTGTTTACCTCTGCGGATACACCATCAATGGACTTGCTAAGTGCTGCAACCTGCTCATGAAGAGACTTAATAGTTGTAGCGAGATCGCCAAAGGCATTAGTAAGAGAGTTCTTGATTTCAGCAACTGCTTCTGCAACTGCCTCATCTGATTTTGCTACAGCAGGTTCGGCTTCAACCTCTGGAGTAACACTCTCTTCTTCTACTACAGGAGCAGAAGGAACTGCACCACCATCGTCAGACTTTTCAACAGCAACTTCTGCTGGTGTCTCTTCAACGACTGCAGGAGTTTCTACTTCTGCTGGCTGTGCCTCTGGAGTAATCTCAACATTTTCAACTGCAGCATCTACTGCTACTTCTGTTGCTTCTGTCATTTGACTTACCTCCTTTGTAATCTTAATTGTACTAATGCCTTTAGCACTATCAACTAAGAACTTTATCATGTTTGTTTTTTCGTCATCATTCTTTTCTACGAAACCAATGTTTTCCATACCCTTACCGCTAATAGGGCTTTCTGCTGTTTCTGAGTCAGATACTAATACAATACCGTTTTCTGAATCGTAAAATACATTTTCAATAACTGTATCTGCAGATGAACCTGTTACAACATTTTCTCCGTTTACTTTTTCAACAGAAATAATGCTTGCAAACTGGTTTGCTGGGCTATCAACTAGTGACAATTCATAAAGGTCATAATCTTTAATAACACGGATAGCCTTGTCTAGATCTGCATTGTATGCATCATCCCAAGACTTTATATTGCCACCAATAGAAAAACCGCTGTATGTGCCATCTAGGACCTTCTCCCAGGCATCCTGTGCTCCCTTTGAAACATAGGCAGACACATAAACTCCATTATAAAACTTCTTTGAGTTTGGATCAAAATAACGATCTTCTTTAAATGAAACCATCTTTCCTACTGCTGATGGTTGGTGCATTTCACGAAGGTTTCCCTTAAAATTCTTAAATGCTTTTACACTTGCTTCTGCTGTAACGATGTCATCTTGCTTGTCAATATTATCAAGAGATGCAAAGCCAGACACGATGCGTCTTTCAGCATCTACCTTGCCAATAGGCATTGACAGACGTAGATTATCTTTGTCTGTGGTCCAGGAAGCCTTATTTATTAACATATCGTTATCCATTATACCAAATGTTTTAATAGATTTCTCAACTATTGAGACGATCTACCCTCTCCTTGTGGATTGCGTCCAGCGATAGTACTTGGAGAGTCTGAGTTGTTGTTTGTTCTTTCAGTATCTCTTTGTCTATTCCCTGCAAGATTTGCTCTAGCGTCTGTTGCTTCTCTTGGACTCATAACAAATGGCTCATCTCCGTCTGATCTTTGAGGAAGGTCTAGTGCTTCACGAGCCTCGTTAGGCATCATGATCTGAGTCTTTACAAGTCTCTCAAGAATCTGAGACTGAGCAATCTCATCTGTAAGAGTTAGTTCGTTAAACTTAAGTTCAAGGATGTCTGTCTTTTCTTTAATAATCTTGTTGACAACCTTTTCAAGATGATGCTGTGCTGGTCTGGCAACCTGCTCTTTAAAAGTGCGATCTTGAGAGAGTGCTGCTGCCAAACCAGATTCTGATCCACCAAGTTTTGAAATTGGAACTTGATGTGCAATTAAAATGTCATCACGGTTTTGCTTACGATACTCTTTAAATGAGCCATCTTGAATACCGTTTTCAATAGGCTCCATCTTGAACTCAACCTTGTTCTGGTCTGTATCTCCAGGAAGCGGAATGTAAAGAGTTCTATGAGACTGGGACTTAAGTCCTGTCTGCAAGAATCTAAACATTTTATCTTCTGCATCTCCAGAAAGTTTTGCTCCTTTTAGAGTAATGATATATCTTGGAACAGCCTTGTTTTCAAAGTAGTCAATGTTATATCTTGCTGCAAGTTGATCTCCAATTAGTGAAGGCATAGCAGATACAATATCTGGAATTCCGTAGTATGTATTAAGTGGAGAGTATGACTTTATGTGAATAATCTCATTTGGTCTAGCATCTGCTGTTACTGGGTTTTGATTATTTGCCCCGAAATTTCTAAAGTAAACAACTGCCTGACCAATAATCTGAAGAAAGCCATCATTTAATCTACGAACACGAACTGTTGTTGCAGGAATATGACCAATGTAGCCAATCTCACCTTTTACAGTTCTACCTACTTCAATAAAACCATTTCCTGTTGCTTCAACATCTGTGTAAACTTTTTCCATAACCTTTGTAAAACTGTCATCATCATTAAGGTTTTCTAGCCAATCACGAAGTTCAATCTTGGCTCTTTCAATTCTTTTACGTGCTCTCTCGGTTGCTTCTTGATCTTCAGACATCTCTAGTCTTAAAGCAGTTCTATCTGCAATATCAAACCTATATCCAAGACCTACAATATTTTCTACCTTAGCATCAATTGCAGCATGGTTAGCAAAAGAAGTATCATAAAAGTTTGCAAGTTCATACATATTATATGGTGGTGTGATTACATCAAACAGACCGTATCCATTTCTGTATACCGTTCCAGGATTAAGAGCCTTTGATCCAGCATCTACTCCAGATGGAGTTGCATTTGCAGAATCTAGATACGCTGCAGTTGGAGTAACAGCCTTGCTTACTTGTCTTGCTACACGGCGACGAAAGTTTTGGTCTAGGCCAGTGTATTCTTTAAGTTCTTCCCAATTTTTATTAAATGGGTCGTTTGCTTTAAATTCATTTTCTTGCTGTTCTTGAGTATTTAGGCTTGCTCTAATGTACTCAAAGTTATCGTCATCACTCACTTTCGTAAGCATCCCTTCCATAAGTTCTTAGTGTATTCTGTGCGTCTGAAATAGCACCTAAATCATTAAGGTTTGGTATTAACCCCTGCTTCATTCTATCTCTTTGTTCTGAATATTCTTCTTCTGATACCCGTGTAAGTCCAGGAACAAAGTGTGCGGTTCCTTCTCCATCATCACCATTAAATATTGCTGCCCTCTTTAGTTCAGCAATCTTTGAGATGTCACCCTTCTGAGAAGGTATATTTAAAACAGATCCATTACCATCTGTAAACCACTTTCCGTTTGACTTCTTATAAACGTATAGTCCCCAGTCATAATGCTTATCTATGACCTTACGACGCACATTATTTACAATTGGTTTACCAGTTTTTGGGTTAATTAAAGAATCCATAGCCATAAGTATACCAGATTACACTGGTGTGCCTACAGATATTGACCATGTGGTGTCATTATAGATTTTCATCTTATCTGCATCAAAAATCATACCTGATTCATCATCAATGATAATCTTATTAGTTCCTAAATAGTTCTTATAAACATCCTGTGCGTTAACTCCGTACAAGGCTGAGGCTGAAATAACAAGAACGCCTTCCCATGTAAAGTTGTTTAGCCAATACGACCATTCACGCTCAGTCAAACCATCCTGCTTTACCTTAAGCCATGGTCTGTTGATCTTTGACTGTAACTGCTGAAGATTATTTGCCTGATAGTAAGAAATGTTATTAAATATTGCTGGACTGTTTAGATTAATTGCACCTCTAAATAGGTCAAAGTTTAATGCTTCTCCAAAGTTGATTCCTAACACTCCCCACTCTTTAAGAGTGAGGACTGGCTCTCTTACCAGGGTTCCATTTAGGTAGTAAGATATTCCATTAAAATCTGAGTTGTCTGATTTATTCTTGGCATATACCCTGCCTCTTTGACCAAACTCATCATTTGATACAACATAAAAAACAATTGTGTCACCCTTATGTCTTATTTCAAATAAACTTATTGGGGTACCTGTAAATGACTCTTGGTCATATCTTATCCAAGACTGCATAGCACTAACTCTGTAATTTTCTGACAATGATTGATTTATTGGCATAGAAATACCACGATCAAAATTGGAGTCAAAGTCACCACGAACCTGAATTCCAGAAGTTCTGTTCATGTATAGGTATGGTGTGCTTCCCTTATAAATGCTAAATGGATTTTTTGACTTATAATCAAAATATATTCCAGATCTCTTATAAGGAAACAGACTTGTTCCAAACCTTGTTCCAACTGGATTAAAGGAGTTATCGTTTAGTGCTTTAGATGCAACTTCTAACTTTCTCAAAAGAATAGGTTTTGTTAGTATTCCCCTTATGTTAAAGTCAAGGTGATAAACAATTGCTAAATCATTAAAGTCAACATCTTTTCTAGGATAAATAATTGTATTATCAACAACCTCAAACTTTGTTGTTGCCCATGATGAATACTCAGAAACATCTACAATTGCATTTTCCCTTGCT